ATGGTCCTGTCCGGCCGGTGGCTCTACTACTTTATATTGCAGCATTCCTCTCCAAGTTCTTCCTCGTATCACAACTTTTTCTTCATTTGTATTGGACTCTATGTCTCCTATTATTCCTCCGTATTCTGTTCCTGGAATAAATATTTTGCAACCGTATCCTATGCGTTTAGCGTCATATTCTGACACCGCTGTATTAATTTCGAAATCATTCGTATCCCCGACATCCAGATCTACCTCTGCGCTGTCAGATAGCTCCCCCTGTTCCTCTCCGGTTGGCTTTGCTGTTATGAATCTTAAAGGGAATATTCCAGAACCGTCTACTGTAAGGCTCTGGATTTTTTCCGCAGTTCCATCTAATGCGCTTGATGCACGTTCCATTTTGGTTCGCTCCTTTCTTCATAAACAGTCAAGTCGAAATTGAATTTTCCCGTCCACTGGATCATCTGCCGTCCCGGTTGGATCTTTTGAAAGAATTCTCTTCCCTTCTGCCGGTAATGGTACGCATTTGCTCGTTCTCCGTTTCTCAGGACTTTTACGATTGTTCTATCTCTACTGTTAATCTGGAGGTATTCACCCTCTTCCAGGACAATGTTGACCAGATAGGTGTTTGTACCTATCGTCACCTGCGGATTGATTACCGGTCCATATATAATCATCTCGAAGTTTGCTTCCGTATAATGTGGATTAACGATGTAGTTACTTGTTAGCCCGTTTGCATAACGGTACGGATATCTTCCCTGATATCGTTTATTGTTGTCCGAACTAATCCCATAGCTGTGAAATGTATAATTGTCTTCTCCCACCCAAATCGGATTTTCTGCCACAACTGTAAGATTTACATCCATCAGCTCTGCATCGCTCTCCCATTCAGATTTTTCCGAAGAGAACGCATAACATTCCAAATACATATTTCCAACATACAGTCTGCCTGGCGATTTGTTCAGCACATCTTTTTCAAATGTTTCATACAGATTGTCAATCGCTCTTTCGTAAGAATCTCTCCCGAAATTTATGATACTGAGTGTCAGACTTTTTTCTTCCAGTGATTTCTTTATGGAAGTTATTTTTCCTCCAGTCCGCGTTTCTTTACTCTCATAGGCCCATTTTGAATCCATAATCGTTCCCGTCTGTAAAAGATATGGAGGCTTCAGCAGATCGATCTTCTCGTTTTCACTATTTACATAATAAATATCCGGTATCATGCTTTCGCCTCCCTTATAAATCTTCCAAGTTCTCTTTGATTAGCTGTAAACTTCATTCCGTCCATCTCCGAAGCGATTTCTTTCGACGCAGCTCTTGCGAAACTTTTTGCCAGCTTTTCTATATCTTCTTCTGACATCTGTACAGTCTGCGTGTTATTATTTCTCCACCTATGGTTTTCCATACTCGCTACTGGGGTCGTTAATTTTCTTTCCATGTAGTTTTGCTGATCCGCAACAGTCGCATATACTTGCGGCATTATTTCTGCCAGGTCAAGCCCTTTTAATTTATCTGTTATCGCCTCAGTGTCTATCGCAGATACTGTTTTCTCAGCTACTGCTTCTGCAGATTGCACAGCACTTTTTGCCTCATCATCAATTCCAAGTCCAAAACCTTCGCTGAACCAGCGTCCCAGTTTTCTTGTTAATTTTGATGGAGAGTGTTCATCCAGCGCATGCTTCGCCGCTTTATATGCCGCTTTCGCCATTTCGGCAGCTTTTGATGCTGCACCCTTGATCCACGATCCGATTCCTCCTACAAAACCTTTGCCGAAATTATATCCAGGATCATGACCGCTCACACTGCCAGCTCCAGATTTCGCATTGTTTCCAAGAGATTTTCCTCCCGAATTCGCCTGCCTCGTTTTACTACTTACACCAGAACTATACTGTGTTCCGAATTTTCCTCCTGTACCGTTCGGATTTACACTTCCTGCTCCTTTGTTGGCCGCATCCGCATTGCCTTTTCCCGCGGATCTTGCTTTTCCAACCAATCCGCCGATTCCAGATGCGAACTTGGTACCAAATCCTTGTCCTGTCGTTATCGGGCTTACACTTCCTGCTCCTTTGTTGGCCGCGTCTGCATTAGCTTTTCCTGCAGATGCCGAATCTTTGGTTTTGGATGATACTCCTATTCCAAAATACGACATCACTTTGTTTCCAAGGCTTTCCAATTGTTTCCCAACATCACCTGATGTAAACACATTCAGGAATGCTGATACAAATTCTCCTGCTTTGGTTAATACGTTCTCTTTTCCGGCTTCAACACCGTTTGCCGCACCATCCATCGCAAGCGTAAAGATCTCTTCTGTCTTCTTAGATGGAGAATGTTCATCTAGGGCCGATCTTAAAGACTCCAGGAATTCATCTACGCCTTCTTTTGCCGGATCTTTCAGTTCGTCAAAGCCTTCCAATCCTTCCAGTGCGCCATATACTGCATTAGCGAATTTCTTCTTTGTCTTCTCGTCCAATCCATCGAACTGATCTAATATACCATCTACAGCGCCTTTTGCTTCTGATGACAGCTGGCCTTTCATATCTCCAGCTATCAATGCTGCGATTGCGGCAGGCGGAACCTTTTTTAATTCATCCGCAGATTTCGGTGCAGCCTTGGCAAATTCTTCCAGAGCTGCTTTTGTGGCTTCAGATGCCTGTTTCTGCATCTCTTCTGTGAATCCCGGTGTTTTATTCTTCACTTCCTGCCGGATCAGATCTTCCGTCTTAGATACTTCAACTACCTGCTTCTGGAGCTCCTCGCTTGTAGCATTATTTGCAGTTTTTACTCCTGCAGTAATTTTATTAACTGCCGCTTCGATTGCATCTGCATTTCCACTCGCTGCCGCTTCCGCCAGCTGAGTATACTGCTCAATGTCACTCGCATATTGCGCCAGTGTATCAGAGCTCTCCTTATATGCGTCTTTATTAGCTTTCAGTGCCTTATTGGCATTATCTACATCTTCTTTTTGTTTCTGTATCTTTGCATCCAACGTTGCTACAAGAGTCTTATTTCCTTGCACAACGGCATCGCTTTTTTCTTTCTGCAGTTCTTCCAGTTTGGCGCTTTCTTTTTTTACAGTATTCTCTGCCTTTTTCTTAGCTGTATATGCTTCACTAGCCTCTTGAGCCGCCTGCATCTGGTTGTTTACAGCTTCTTTATATTTCGCTTCCTGAGAAGTAAGAACAGCCTCTATCTTCTTCTGCTGAATCGTCTTCTGGATCTCTTCCTGCAGTTTTTGATAGTTTTGAATCTGGCCATTAGTAAGATTGATCTCTATTCCAAGCGCCGACGATAACTGAGACGTGATGAATGCCGCTCTGTCTGCTTCTCCATCTTTAACTTTTCCATTGGAATCAACTATCGTACTCAATTCATTGCTCAGTGACTGTAGACTATTTAACTCGATCAGATCTGCTGCCGCCTGTTTATCCTGAGTAGCCACCAGGTCTTCATAAGACTGCTTTCTCTCCTGAGCCACTTTCAGATTTTCCTCTGCTTCTTTTGTAGACTCTTTCAACTCTCTTGAATGCGCTTTTTCTGCTTCCGTCTGCTCAGACAGCTTATTTCTCATAACCGTTGCAATCGCAACCATTGCCGCCGTTGCCGCTACTGCCACACCTATCGGATTTGTCTCTATTGCTTTATTCAGCGTGTTTTGAGCTCTGGCCCACATTCCAGTCAGTGCTGTCGTCACTTTAATCTGTCCATTATATACGGCAAGCAATGTCTGTCTTACCGTCAGCCCACCATTTGTCGCCGTCAGCTGCAAGGCATTTTTTGCTTCCATTGTTGCTAACGCTTTTGTCGCCGTTGCATTTAGTTTTGTAGTTTTTGCCGTCGCCTTTCCAAGTGTATTAAAAGTCTTAAATGTAACCGCGGCCGCGGTTACAAGTGGTATTAGGTTATCCAAATTTTCCGCAGTAAATTTCAATCCTGATCTCAATTCCGGCAATACCGCTTTCGCAAGTGTTCCGCCAGTATTCACGATATCTCGAATCGGTTCAACGATGCCTTCTGCTGCCGGTCCAAATTTATCCACCTCGTCACAGGTGTCATTGAATATTTTCCCCGCTTCTTCAACTACTCCGTTCAGTCCATCAGCCGTAAATGCCGACGATAACCGGTTGATATCTTCTGTGCCGGCATCTACAGCGCTCTTGAGCGGCTTTTCCATCTTTTCATATACATTGATACCAAAGCCTTCTAATGCAGAACCCGCAATCGTGATGCTTCCTTTCAGGTTATCATTCATGGTATTGGCCATCTTTTCAGATGCACCATCTGCGTTTTTGATTGAAGATGCCAGCTTTTTGAAATCTGTATCCGAAGCATTCACGATCGACAACAATCCAGACATTGCCTCTTGTCCGCCAAGTGCGGCCGCAGCTGCAGCTTTTTCATCTTTTGGAAGTCCTCGAAGGGAATCTCTCATATTTTCCATTACTTCCATCAGTGACTTCATGGATCCATCCGAGTTTTTCATGGAAATATCATACTTTTTCATTGCCGCAGCTGCTTCTTTTGGCGGCTTGGCCAGTCTTGTCAAGATGCTTCTAAGGGCTGTACCAGCCTGTGTGCTCTTGATACCGGAGTTGGCCATTAGTCCGATTGCCTGAGACAAATCTTCGATGTTATAGCCTAGTGCTCCCGCTACTGGTGCTACATACTTAAATGTCTCACCCATCATCCCAACGTTTGTGTTGGAATTAGATGATGCCGCTGCCAGAACATCCGCAAAGTGTCCGGAATCAGATGCCTGTAATCCCATCGCCGTAAGGGCGTCTGTTACAATATCACTGGTTGTAGCAAGATCTTCTCCCGATGCCGCTGCCAGATTCATAATTCCCTCTATACCATTCAGCATGTCATCTGTCTTCCAGCCAGCCATTGCCATATATTCAAACGCCTGTGCGCTCTCTGTAGCAGAGAATTTGGTTTTTGCACCCATCTCTTTTGCTTTTTCCGTTAATTTCTGAAGATCATCTCCGGTTGCTCCGGATATAGCAGAGACCTTTGACATGGCTGCTTCAAAATCTGAGCCGACTTTAACAGAATACCCAGCCATCGCTGTTATAGCAGCAGATCCGGTTACAATCGCAGTTTTAACTCCGGCCATTGCAGTTTTGGCATAAGACGAGAATCTCGACATGGCTTTTTCTGCTTTCTTGGAGTCTAGCTCGGTGCTGATCTTAATTGATCCATCTGTTGCCATGTCACTTCACCGTCCTTTCTTGATTTCTCTTTTTTACATACTCCTTCCATTGTTGGTTGCGTTCTTCCAGTGTCAGTTTCTTTCCACCGTCCAGCTTGTACGCTTTCTTCATTTCGTTTATAAAAGCTCTTCTGTCTTTTGACATTCCAGATGTGCTCACTGTTCGGTAATACATGATCTTCGCCATCTTTGTTTCTTCTCCAAGAGATTCAAATAGCGCCAGAAACTTCCACCAATGCAATTTCTCCTGGGATAATAGATCTATCCCGTATTGCTCTTTAAAGGCCGCATATATATAAGGTGCGTCCTGCGCAAAAGAAAACGCCGGTCCTCTGTTGGACCGACGTTTGTATCGTTCTTTCTTCTCTTCTTTCTTTTCTGCTTTTCCTCCACGGTAGAACCACAGCATCTTTTCTACTGCTTCTTCCAGATTGTTTGGGTATTCCGGGTAATATAGGGTTAATAACTTTTCAAGTTTCACAATATCCGGTGCTTCGCTTTCCATGATCTCGTCAAACTTCATTCCTATCCTGAAATCCCAGTTAATCTGGTACTTTCCGTCATCGATTACAACCTCTTTTGGAAGTCCGTCTGTGATGATGTTTGGTTTCACTTTTCTCCCGCTTTCATTTTTGCGATTTCTTTGTTCATGTATGGAACAACCTGATTCTTGTACATTGTGGTTAATTCAAAGTATGCCTGAAGGCAGGTAAGGAGATCTGTCTCCTTACCTAATACCTTCTTGGCACTGCCTTTTCCGAAGATATTGTCAATCATCTCAATTACTGCTTCGCACTGATTAACAATTACCTCTTCGTCTGTTTTTCCTTCTGTATCATTCGCTTTCTCTGTAACCTTATCGATTTCCGTCTGATACTTCTTCACTACTTTCGGATTCAGGAGATCCGCACTCAATTTCTGGTTCAGTATTGTTACTGCTATTTTCTTCAACGTCCTGTTCCTCCTCTATCGGTTCGCCGTTTTCCTCAGCTTGCGTTCAAGCAGCCACATATGTATATTCTGCAGGTGTTGCTCCCATTTTCTTAAATTCGACGTCGATAGAAGAAGATTCTCCTGCGTTTCCTGATCCGTCGCTGTTGACAATAATGGAACACTGTCCTTTTTCTCCTTTTCCTGTCAGGACATTAAAATACAGATAGTTTGTTACTACACTGTTTCCTGTTCCATATTTTGTTTTGTGGGATAAGCAATAATCCTGTGCTTCATCGCCGACGTATCTGTCACCGGTTACAGAGAAAGCTCTCTGCGTACCTGTCTTCATGGTGTTCTGACCGGCACGGATATAGGTCTTGTCCTGCGTGATTGGATTTAACTGCGCATCCAAACCAGCAATTCCCATTTCTACTACTACGTAATCGCCTTCTTTTGTTGCAGTCGAACCATTCGGCGCAGTGTCGATTGCAAATACGTAATCATCATTGGTTACCCAGCCTTCATAGCTTTCACTTGGTGTATAGTCTTTCATTAATTCACTTAATTTCATCTTCGTCTCTCCTTCTCAAAATATAAAACCCTGCATGGTATCTGGTATTGAGCTACTTTGTTCTCCCAGTCTACCGTTGCAAGGTTTGGCATGTTCTGTAAGTTTTCAATTTTCTTTACCTGACATCCTTCGAAATCCGGATAGTTTTTTATGGCGTTCTGCTCCTCAATCCATTCCATGAACTTCTGGCCGAGGTTCATGGCCTGCATGTTGATATCATCCGTTTCTTCCGAGTAATACCATGTCAGAAGTATGGTAAAGCCATATTCTTTATCTGCAGCACGGACATACTTTTTTACAATCTTTCCGGCATAATTTGTCAGGAAGGATACCGATGTAGCTTTTCCATCAGCAAAATTAAATGTCAGTATGGAATCACACAGTTCTTTTATTTTGTCCTGTACATACGAAACCATAACCTCATGTTTTGTCATAACTTATGTCCTTTCACATATGCCTGTATCGCTCTAGTATAGTCATCTATTCTCGTAGCTTTCATTTTCTTTTCCCATTCAGCAGTGGCAAGGGGGTGTCTGGCGGTGCTGTATTTCAAATGTCTGCCGGTTACTACCTTGCTTTCACCATGTCTGGCATACGGACTTCCGGTTATTCTAGATACCATCACCAGTCCTTCGTGTTGGAAGTTGGCGTACGGGCTTGCATAATGCACAATCCCGACATTCCCTTCTACGTAAGTCCTGGCATTGGCCGCCAGTACCAGATTCTTTGCCGGCACAAACGGTTCCATCAGGCGCTTGGCTTCGGTCGCCATGAAGAGGAGCGTCTTCTTTCCTCCAGTTGCTTCTTGTACAATGCTCGGGATTGGTTTATTCCAGTGGAATTCTACGTTCGACATTTAACCACCTACTCTGTAATGTTTTCCTCTCAGGTGCGATGTATTATCTGAGAAAGCGGTAATCTGAAATGCCTCCGGTTTCTGTCTTGCCAGTAGCTCTGAGGCTGTATTTGGCATTTTCCCAGTTATTTCTTCCATGCATGCATCTTTTACCACTATATCTCCCGGATTCAGGGTGAAGCTGTTACCAGCACCTTTGGTTTTAGCAAATTCTCGGTAGGGAAGATAATTCGGTGATTCTGGTATCCTAGCAACGTATGTACCTGCCATTTTTGCTGTCTTTCCATCATCGATCTTTGTCTGGGACAGCTTATAGAAACAGTTTTCAAGAACTGTCCGCTTCCAGATATCCTTTCCATCTTCCGTATCCGCTCCTTTGATCCGGTTGTACACCGTAATCGTCTGGTTGTAATTCGGATTCATTAATCCACCCCCAGATACATCAAGCCTGTGTTTCCTAAGTGTTTCTCTATAATCTCCCTGATCTTCTTACGTTTTCCTTCTTCCGTATAGACAGAACGAGACAGGTCATATGTACCTGTCTCTCCGTCGTTTCCATAGGACGCAAGTGGCCCCGGTGCGTCCGATCCGCCGTACTGTTCTGCCTTGTAAATCAGTTCTGCGACGTCGCACACGCAATCTTTTACTTCTTTCGGTGTTTCCATTCTTTTTGCACGATCGAATGTTACTCGGTCAATTTCCTTTTCCGCCTGTTTTTCATAATATCGGAAGGTTGATTCCGGTATATCCGGCTGCCTTCCAAGAAGATAAGACTCTACGTAATATTCATAATCTGCATACTCCATAACGTTTCTCCTATGAAAAATCTACCAGAAGGCTCTCATCCAGTTCCTTGATTCCGTAGATAATATCAAATGAAATTGTATCTTTCTTGGTTTTCATATCATAGCCAAAGACTACTCTTACAGCCAGCCCGTTTGCTGAAGCAATATGAGCTTTTGATGCTCCCATTGGGAGTTCCAGCTGTCTTGTTACCAGCGCGAGTCCGTTTCTGTGGAATCCTAACGCATGTGCCTTGCTGATTACTTTTGCTGCGACTTCTGTTACATCTGTCGGAAGGTTCTGATCCACCTTAATTGTTCCTGCCCCTCCAACCAACGTGACATCTTCCTGTACTGTATAGACATACCCGTTCACAATCAGCTGATCTCCTTCGGCAATCTTTCCTGTTGCCGGTTCTCCCGCTGATACTGTGAGCTCAGTTGTATCTTTAGTGCCGGTTACCTTGTACCCCGTCACTGTTCCCGGTTTTTCGGCTGCGGAATGAGGGCAGTTCTCTGATGAAAACGTGTCACAAGTATACACCCTTCCTACTTCTGCGTCTCTAAGCGCCTGTGAGTCCCCTGCATAGCACTGTTTCGCAAAATTATCCAATGTGTTGTATTTATATTTGATTTCCGCCGGAAGAATCAATCTTCTGTTCTGAATTGGTGCTTTCGACATATCCAGAGCCTTTCCAACTCCCGCAATGTCTGTCAGTGCTGGTTTTGCAGATACCGTTGCTGTCTTCGCAGCCTTTTCAATACCTACTGCCAACAGGTCCTGATCTACAGCCTGTGCAATAGCCGAAATAGCCGGTGTTACTACCTGCTCAGAGAAATCTTTGATGTCCAGTGTTAACTCTTTTGACGACACATTAACCGTTACATCTCTGAAACGATCCATCCTCACCGTGGTTGAGCCTTCTGTAATATCCTGTCCGTGTGTCTCTCCAACAAAGTTCTTGGCTACGAATTTTGCAGGCTTTCTGATTGTAATCGTATCACCTACTCTGACGAATTCTTTTGAATAGTCTCTATGGACAAGCCCTGCCATTGTCAGCTGGCTTTCCAGCACCATCAGGGCCTCCTGTGCAATGATTTTAGGTGTTAAAATTGTATTTGGCATATTTCTTTATCTCCTTCCTATTTTCCCTGTCTGTAATCTTTGTATTCTTCATACGTCATGTCTTCTAAATTCTTTGAAACTCCCGGAACTTTTCCGCCAGTCGGCGCGATTGGATTATTGATTGGTTCGTTTGAACCAAACATATACTCATTGTCCTTTTTGCACGCCTCAATCGCAGCGGTAATATCTTCTGTCTGATTTTTGCTATCTTTCAGTGTCTCTACATCTAAGAGTGCTCTGATTGCTTTCGCATTCTTACCGCCTGCTGCCGAGATAGCATTGTCGATAAGTGTGCCAAACTTCATTTCTGCAATTTTGTTTTCGTAATCCGTTTTCTGAGTTTCCATGTCATCTGTGAGCTGTTTTACTTTCCCCTGAAGTTCTTCTACATCTACGCCTTCGAATCCTTTCAGTGTATCTGTGGCTGTCTGCAGCTGCTCTTCCAGAGTAGTCTTTGCCGTTTCCATTGCATCATAGTCTTTTTTGCTTACATATTCTCCGGCATTCAGATCTGCGAGCTTAATCTGCTTGTCTTTGTTTTCCGGATTGTCATTGTACGCTTTGATGATTGATGCAAACTCTTCATACTTGTCACCAAAGATTGCTTTTAAAAACTCCATAATTATTTCCTTTCTTTTTGCATAAAAATAAGACGCATAACCCTGCGTCTCAAAGGGAGATATCTGGATCACCGCCTTCCTAGGCAACAATACTCTTGATTCCATAAGCTAATGCGCTGTCATGCTCAATCGCACAACCTCTTGCATCTTCCCACCCCTGCGCAAAATACGCCACATCTGCTCCTGACAGAAGTTCCAGGGATTTTCCAAGGAACCACAGTGGTTTTGCATCTGCGGGTGCTTCCTGGAAGAAGGAATCAATCACTTCTACCGGTTCACCGATCATTTCTTGCGCAAGCTCAATTGCTTTCTTGCGTTCTGCCAGAATTTCTTCATCTGACTTACCTCTCATAGGCTGACTAATAAATAATTTTTTCACCTTTCTCACCTCCTCGCCTTAAAAATGAGTATAAAAATACCACTAATCTCTGATATGCTCACTGATCAGTGGTATTATTTCATCTCTTCAAATTTTACTCCCGGTTTGCATTCCTCTTCATATGGAGCTTCCAGTACTTCATCTGGTACTCCATTCGGAAACGCCTTGCACTTTATTTCCGTTTCAGATTCCATGCAATGCCTACATAATACACATTTGGGAAGTGTGAATCTATTTCCTCCTCCAAGGAAGGATGTACTTTTCAATAAGTTTTCTTGACTCATCTGGTATCTTTTCTCCATTTCTATATCTTACAAATGCCTCCGCCAAGCTCTCTCTTCCATCGTGCTCTTTGTCGGCGTATTTAGATATTCCCTTGACAAAACTCTTATATATTTCATCTGTCAGTTTGTCGTAATCTTTCTTGGTCACGCAGTTTTGGAATGGAATAATATGTGCCATTTCATGCGCAATGTAATCTTCATAGCTTTTTCCTGCCATGTATCCGGTAGAATACAGCATTTTTATTCTCGACTCGAATTTATTATAATCTATATTATAGTTAAACACAAGTCCGTGCTTCAGCATGCCGTCCTTATCCAGATATGCGCCGCTTACAAGCAAATCTCCTCTGCCAAGCTTTCCACCTTCTATTGAATCTAAGTAGATCGTGTACTCTTTATCCAGTTTCTTGATTGCCTGATTTATTTTCTTTTCTACGCTCTTATCCAATCCAGCTTTTTCAACTACTTCTTTCGGAATCGATATCTTCATCGAGCTGAGTATTTTCTTTCCGACTTTTGTTGATATTCTTCCCAGTCCATCCATGTATATTCTGTCTCTTTGTTCCGGTAGCTTCATAGCCTTTGAGAACTCCACGTACTCATCCATGGCCTTTTTGTATCTCGCCTTGGCTCCCATGATCTCCAGCTCGCTTACTCCGCCTTCCTTCATGAGTTTTATGTCTTGGCGGTATACTCTCATTGTCAATTCTAACTTCCTCTGTCTCTGCAGTGCCTCATATGTTGTATACTCCTTTCCATCGTAACTCGTCTTTTCATTTTCCTCGTCCATCATCTCTTGTAGTTCTTCGTCCGTGTAGTTCCGAACTGAAACTCCCGGGATGAACACATCGTACCAATGATAACAGTTGGCCCCACATAATCCGGTGACGGTACCCAGTCCGCATACATTCTCCAGATCCTTGTACGAATAGACCTTTCCCTGCCATGCCTGATGTTCCGGTCTGGCGCCGATGTGATATGTAACTTCATAGGTATCTGTATCAAGCTCTGCTGCCACCTGTTCATTCATGCGGCCGACTATCTGCCGGAACCCTGTCATGAGTGCCGTTCTGCACGCCGAATCCACCCGGTATGTCCTTCCGGAAGCATATTCTACTGTACGCAGACCGCTTCTTGTCATGTCCTTAATGATTCGTTTCAGGACCGTGTCATAGCTGAATGCTCCAGTTGCTACTCCGAGGACCGCTTCATCCAGTGATCTTTGATAGAACTTCGCCGTATCCATGAATTGACGCTTTCCATTTACGTTCTTGGTAAATCCCATGGATCCCGTGATGTTTTGGAATGTGTTCTTCGACTGTTCGATCGCGGCTTTTACTACCGGTTGGATCTCCGGATGCTTTCCGAACGGGGTTTGTTTCTTTCCAATAGCATCGAATGCATCTTCATACTCTTTATAGAGGTTCTCGCTTGTCTGGTTGTAGATCCGGTCAATCTCTTCATCGGAAAACTTCAAATAGCTTTTGATTTCATTTTTTAGGAATTCATCGGAATATCCCATTTTTCTAAGCAGCTGTATCTGGTAGTCTGCAGATGATGTCATCGACTGTTCTATATCCAGATTGCTCTTGATTCTTCGGACGATGTCCAACATGATGTCTATTTCTAGGTTCCGGGCATTTCGTTCTATTTCTCTTGAAAGCGCTTCAATCTCTCCTTGTGTCATAGGCTAGCCCTCTATTACATCCGCCTGCTGGACTACCATCTTTTTGGCCGTCTCCTCATCTTCGGCATAATGTTTCATTCGGTATTCCCACAACTGCATGGCTCCAAGGCTTACGTCTGCCCTGTCATTCTGGCGTTCTGTTTCATCATCCACCAGGATGCTATCCTTAAATGTGCAGTTGAACTCATATCCGCTATGGAGCTTGGCGTTGTAAAAAGCCAATGCATATACGAGATCTTCCAGGCAGTCTTTCAGATTCTCCTGGATAGCTGACACCATGTTATATTTGCGTTTCTTGGCGATCTTGGCTTCTGTTGCCGTCTTGTCTACGTCCGTTACATCAGAGAGATCTCCATAGCTTAGGGATACATTGAACTCCAGCTGCCTTAAGAACTGATTCAAGCCATTGATGATGCTGATATCTCGGAACTCTGGCGACCATTCTTTATACAGATCGCCATCGTCTCCGGCATCCAGATTCAGTCCTCTATACAGACGCTTGTCCAGTTTTGGCGTTTCCAATCTTCCCTCTTCTCCTACTATCGGTTGAAGAGCTGTAGTGGATACATTAATTGCCCTTTCACCAGATTCGAACTCCCACTTTAGCCTTGCATTCTGAACGTCTACACTCTCCAGCTGATCTATTCCGCTTTCGAATATCGATACTCCACACGGGCTTTTATCAATTTCATTCTTGATTGGGTTTCTGTAGTAACCAAAATCCGGCTTTTCCAGTCCAGCATAGGATATGGTCGCTGGGAGATTTTTCCATTCATCTATTGAGCTTAACGGGATTTCTCTTCCGATATCATCCTCTGATTTTGATATGTACGCATTATTTGTAATTGTAAGGATGTTATCTCTCAAAGAGTGTCTCTCCAGGCGATGGTAGTAATCTTCTCCCCGTTTCTGGTTTTCGACAAACACAACGTCAATCAGTCGTCCTCTTTCGTCGTAGGCAATCGGTACAAAGCGATCTGCGGTAACATATTCTACTTTATCTCCGCCCAGCGGCTTAATGATCAGCGCCCCAAGCGCAAGCCCTGACTGCAGGTTCTCATTCAAATCTCGTGTTGCCATCTTGTATATCTGATCCAGTTCTTCCACGGAAATATTCGATTCCATTTCATCCAGGCAGATATTGGCGAACTCGGTACAGATACCTTGTTCCTTTCTAAGAGATTTTACATAGCCTTTGCACCAGGGTGCCATTCCGCTGTACATTCGCTGCCATAGCTCTATCCTTGTCTGCATCATACTTGATATACATGTTTCTATTTTCAGTGCCTGCTCTACATTTTTTGCCGGGAACATTCTGTTTATCACTCCCTTCACGAAGGCTTTTATTCCATCCAGCATTATTCGCCCCTCCGTTTCCATATTCTTTCTGTTGCATATCTTACAGCATCTATCATGTGGTCATTCCCATCCGGATATCCGGTGATGATATTTCCTTCTTTATCCCTTTCGTACTCATAATCCATGAACTCCTGTGCAGCTACCGGGCATCTTACATTGTCGATTATGATTTCTCTTAATGACTGCAGCCATTTATATGAGTACTCTCTGCTTCCAGGACCTTTCTCTGCTGCTCTGGCAAGCAAGCCGTAGCTTTTGTAGTCTCCTATCGACTTCTTTTCTGCACTATCGCAGGTAAGCAGATCGTTGCCTGTGATTCCCATCCTGATCAGCTCGTCTGCCGTCTGTCTGTTGCTTCTCTTATTGCATGTGTATTCCTGCCATACGTACAATCTCAACCTCGCTCTGTCGTAATGAACCCTTGCAAATGCATACGGATCCGGGAACCATCCCCAGTCAATGCCATTTAACACATGGTCGAATCCTGATATCTCATCATCCGTTATTTCTCTGATCGTGATGTTGTCAAATACACTTCCTCCTGATCCATTGGCCACTCCTAAGTATTCATTTTCATACGCATCTGGGTTAGTTTCCTTTAAGAATTCTGCCTCTTCGATAAATGTTTTTCCTAGCCACTTCTTTGGTATGTCCAGATAGGTGCTTTCCGTAACCAGTCTGGTTTCTTTCGGGATCTTGATGTATTTGTTGGCCCAGTTGTTCAGGCTCTTTGGTGGGTTGAATGTTTTGAAGATGTATGCAGTATCTCCGCCTCGGATTACAGACTGTTCAATCTTTCTAACCGCCTCCGGTCCCATGAACTGATCCAACTCTTCAAACCATAAGACTCCGATATATCCGAATGGAACCTTGATCGATTTTACCTTGCCCGGATCATCTGCTCCTCTGAAATAAATCTTTTGCCCAGTGCTTTTTCTCGTAATCTCCAGTGGTGATACGGTACACTCGAACTCATCTTCCAGTCCCAGAGCTTCTATCGCCCATCTTGCTTGCTGATAGATGGAACTTCGCATCGTATCTCCTACCTGACGCATGATCACCGCATGTATCTGATCATTACTCCTCAAAATGTCTCCTACAGCCAGGCTTACAAAGGATGATTTGGTACTGCCTCGGCCACCTGGGAAAACATATTCTGTGTGACGCTTTTCCTTGATGTCAAAAAGCACCGGGGCAAATACCGGAGCAACCATTGTTGCCGGAATGCCTTTGTATTCTTTTTCCGGAACGGGTTCCGGCTGCATCCTTTGGATGTCCGCCCGTGTCTTTTCAATCTTGGCGCGTTGCTCTTCCGTTGCGAGATTCATGTGATCTGCAAGCCACTGCAGGGCCTTCATCCGATCAGCCAGTTTAATGCCGGCTCCGTCTTTTCCCTGCTTCACCTCTGTCAAGATTGTTCCATCCACATCCAGAGAGTCTTTAAATTTCGCAGTGTTGACTATTCTTGTCAGTGTTTCTTCTTCTCCAGTCTCTTCATTTTTCACCTTGACCGGCCCATACACTGCCATCACAGGGACTTCTTCTGTACCAAATTCCATGTAATCTGTGATATCCGCAAAAGCTATATCTATGTATTTTTGGAAGATATCAGCTTCCGATATCAGCTCTCTGTTCAGTCTGTTCTGTTTCAGTCGTTGGATTTCTTCTTTTACCCTAGCATTTCCTAGCATGCGGGGACCATTTACGGTAGCCGTTTCATAACTGCATTCATATGCTTTTTGATATGCTTTTGTGGCATTGAAGCATTTGACGTATAAAATACAAAAAAGCCTTTGCTTATCGTTTAAATCAGTGTTTTCAATTATCTGATCTATCACTTCTGCATTGGCTTTCTTTTTGATTTCACTTTTTCGTTTGGAACGTTCCGTATTTTTTCGGAGCGTTCCATTCATTTTTTCATCCCATTTATCTTTCGATTTCCATCCCCGGACAGTTCCTGCTGCCAGATTTAGTTGACTTGCAATCTCAACTAAATCGATCTCTCCCTTATGCTTTTTATATATTTCGAACGCTTTCTCCCTATTTGGATTTCGTGCCTTTGGCATTTCACCACCTTCAATTCTGATTTCATAATAAAAGACGGCCTCAGTCTTTAACTGCTGCCGCCCTTAGGGTGAGTATGTCCTTTTCAAATTTTGGACGCTACCACTATAACACACTTTTATGTGCCGTGAGTGGTGATGTTTTGCAAATTTTATATTTTTTTTGACATCAACCAGTAAAATTTCCTCCTTGCTCTGTAATATTTCTGATCGCCGCACGGGAGTCCTTTGGCGTCCCGGAGATATATATATGTCGCATAATCTGTGGTAACCCCTTCTAATAGCCACTGATAAATGTCCGCATCTGCTTCTATCGCCGTCTGCTCAATTCGTTCACATTTTTCCAACAGCTCCGCACGTTTGATAGCCAGGCGTTCTGTTGCTGACGCCTGGCTCGGACTCCCCTTTCCTTCTTGGCCATATTGTATTGCTTTCACTGTATCTGTCATGTTTTCAAGTTCTTCCCGCCATTCCGGATATTGCAGACAATGATGTATGACTTCCAGATACCTGTGCTTGCTGATTCCGTATTTGTCTTTATTGATCGGTCTTCTCTTCAACTCTATATTTCCTCCCCGTCCGTCTGTCCTTGATCGTTATAATGTCAAATCCGAACAGGCTCGCTATGTCCTGCAGGTCAGTCAGTGCTCTGCGCATGTGGTATGGCATCTGATTGTATCTGTGCAGTGCTTTGTCTGCTGTCGGATCTTTATAACCTTCATGGTTCATAGTTCTCCTTTCCGTGATTCACACATTGTTTTATACATTTTTCAATTTTATCTTTGCACGTTTCGCAATATTCTTTTGGTCCATACACATCTTGTATTGCCTGTCTCATGTTATGCGTGTACGCTTTTACTGTTCCGCCTAGTCCATCACATCCTGCGTATATTCTTATTGTGTAATACGTTGCGCCTATCGGCATCCCGCATCCATCACATATATGTTGTCTCATTTCATTCACCTACCACAATGCTCTCTTTCTTTTGCGTCCTTTTACGTATACTGTGCAATTTCCTACTGTGCATCCTCTGCTATGTCCCTCTGCCCCAATATAGTTACAGCCTCCCAAGCCGGTTCTGTGTGCTCTGTAGATGCACGTCCTGCATTTGGTCCCGCTTCCTGATTCCTAACTTTTTTCTCACGGTGTTCTCCTTTCCCCTCCGGCCGGTGCCGGAGGAAATCTATGTTGACTGGTTATTCGTGATACAATGCCAGTTGGTGCTATTCTTTATATTTTTCTTCTATCTTCCGGAGCTGCTCTACGTGCCACAGTACTCTCTTCTTATCCCACCATTTTTCTATCTCTTTTGCCATATGCATAACGCACGGAAAGATCACAGGATGCAAGAATGCTGTTAGCCATATCCCGATGATCATGTTTCGTGTCATCTGCCTGCTCCTTTCATGAATTGGTTGTACATCCGTTTCTTCCAGCCTGTTTCTGGTGGTTCCGGTCCACGGTTATGTTCAGCCAGAGTCCTTATCAGATCTTCAAATTCTGCTGCCGCCTGTTCTGAAAGTTCTTCCTTCAGGTTGACATTGCTCATCCAGCTGAATCCGTATTTTTTAAGAATATCTTTTCTTGTCATTTCCCGCCTCTTTCTTACTTCAATAATTCCTTGTCTATTATCTGGAAGTTGGCTCTGTGAATATATAACGCCTTGCCGTCTATCATTAACTTGGTCATTTTCGGAAGATCTTGCGGAATCTTCCAATATACCTTATCTCCTGAATATGCTGTGATCGGCTGACCTAATTGTGACTTGATTACTACTACCCTTGATTTTCCAAAAGAGTTTTTATATTTATTAACGATTCCGGCTATGATTGTATTGTCTGTTATCGCTCCGCTCGACTGGCTTTGGATATCTTCTTGCGTAAAATTCACCTCGGCATTTAATCCATTTTGCTCAAATATGCATGTATCTCCACAACTTTGTATCTCTTTGCCATCAATGTTAATCGTGATCACCGATGATAACTCATATCCGGTTATTACAGATCCATCGCTATCATACGATGTTGTTTCCACTCTATTCCCTTCGATATTGATCTTTTCTCCCTGTGTCGTCATTATCTTATTTCCGTAATTATCGTAGGTGTTGATTGTGTATGTATTTCCTGTCAAATCCCCCTGCAGGTCATTTAGTGCTGAACCAAGTTCTGCGCATCCTGTCAGGCACACTATTAGCACTATGCATGCTATTAATCCTGTTATCTTTCGTCTTTTCATTTTTTCTTTCTCCTCTCCTCTGTTTCCCATTTACACATATCCCACCATTCGCAGAATATGCAACAACTTCTGCATTTCTTCTTCCGGGATTTCATAACCCAGTGTTCCAATCTTTTCACGAAGTCCATTTATATCATCCTCCTGTGCCTGCATAAATGCATTAAAATTCAATTCTTCGTCTCGGATTCTTGTTTTCTCAAATGGGTAACTTCCGTCCATCATCGCTTTTACGTCCTGTAATTCCGCTATAAGTACATCTATGCTTTCTGTTTTCGTAAATGTCATAACAACTTCTGCCTGATCCACATTCCAGCTGTCCTCAACCAGAACTCTTTCGCCTATTACATGCGGCTTCTGCGTGATATAGCATAACGCTCCTATGCCACCGCTTAATGCTCCCGTCATTCTGATGTCGCCTGTTCCAAATTCCATCTTTGCTTTTCCTTTTATCATTTTTTCAAACCCCATTCCGATTTATAATCTCAATCGCTCTATCTAATGTGTCTCCAACGTTTTTGTAGATAGCATCTAGTCTCTCATCTCCTGTATTGGCTATTGTTAAGTAATATGCCAGTTTCAGGTCTTTCAGCTCTTCTGCGGCTTTTTCAGTATCGCGTACTGTAGGCTGGCGATCTATCAATTCGTGTACAGCGTTCACCATGCTTGGTGGATAATCACCCAGCACAGTCATTCCGGTAATCTGCACTTTGAATTCGTCTGCATCAATCAATCTCATTCTTGCCACACCTTTCATCATCAAATATGTTCTTAATCACTTCAAACCTGTAAAACTTTGTATCGCCTTCCCTTAATATTCTTGGGCATTTGCAACGTCCCTCTTCCATAGCTCCCAATGGATATCGGACGCAGTGCCAGCCTGTAACTTCTTCAATGACGGGGCAAAAGAGCGGGCGTGTAACAAGATTGAATTTTCCGAATACAACTTCCATCAGTTCTCCTGGATTTCCATCGCACATGAGAATGTCGTGTTCCCATATTTTCTTGCCTTTCCAATCTTCCATTCCCGTCCAGATACATACCGTAATTGGATCCACCTCATGCATCTCAAGGCCATCTGGTGACGGACTTGCGATGTATGATCCAACCGGTATAATATCTTTTCTCCAACTTTCTTCATAGTGGCGAGTTTTGTCCGGCATGTTGAAATAGAATCCTTCTACCCACGTGTCTTTATCTTTACATTTTGCTTTAAATAGAATATCTGTAACTATCATTCCTCTTTCTCAACTCCTTGTATAATAATCTTTCCACACCTGGCCATTCTTAGGTCTCGTTCAAATGTAGGACTGTGTCGCAGCCCTAAAAGCACCATAATCTTGTATACCCTTCCGTCTAAACACCTTTTATACCAATCTTTCCAGACATTGAATCGCAATTTCAAAATATCAGCTCCTTTCCAGATAGTTCCGTCCTATTAATCTTTCGAACTCTTCCCGTGTATGAGTTTCTTCGTATTTGGCTTGAAAGATCCTGCATAGCAGTTCCCTAGTCTCTCTACAGTTATGTACTGCCCTCGGTCCGTCTTTGTGATGAGCCGGACACAGATAGGCTTTGAAGCCATTCTCTTCGCTTACCTGTCTTAATCCGCCACCGTAGAATACATGGTGCTCTTCTGTGTACTGCTGCCGGCGGATGCCTTCCATTCTGCATAGAAAGCATTCACCTTTCACTGTGTCCACGATCGGAGCTGGGTGGTGTTTCCTTTTTTTCTTCCTGGTTGGTTTCGGGAACATTAATTCACACATTCTATTTCGTTTCCCTCCCAATCTACCTCAGCACCTAAGAATTCCTTCCAGAAGTCTTCCTTGGTCAATACTGCGTAGCTCATTCCGGTCATTTTTCGGATTGTGCGTTCCATCGTTTTGGCCATATAGACTGCTGCCAGCTCTTCCGGAAGATTGGCCATGTAGTAATGTCTGGTCTTATATGCCTTTGGTGGCTGTTCTATCTCTTCTGGTGGATTCATATCCGGTGGACAATATTCCGGAAAATCTTTCGTCAATTCTGTCTGTCCCGGAATCTGAGTTTCATCAGTATTTTCCTGTTGAAACTCGGGTTTTACTTCCGGAGTTTCTTCTGTCTTTTCCTTTTCTTTTTCTTCTGCTTCTGCAGGTACTGTAGTGGTGTCAGGTGTCTCAGTTTGTTTTTCTTCATCTTTTGTAAGTATTTCCTCACTTTTTGTCGGTGGATCCGGCTGTTTCGCTTCCGAGCGTTCCGTTTTTGGTACTGGGCGTTCCGTTTTTGGTACTGGGCGTTCCGTTTTTGGTGCTGGACGTTCCGTTTTTATAGGTTTCCGTTCTGGTTTCTTTGCTTTTACCACCTTGGATTCTTTTCTCTTTTTCGGTTGCACCGGTGCAATTTCTTCTTTTTTCGGGAATTCTTCTCCATACACCTCTTCCCAGGTCTTTTCCGCATCTTCGCCGTCTGTGATCATTGTGCAGTAGCTCAATGCATCGTCCCAGGAATAGAACTCTTTATCTCCCGACCGGACCATATGTAATGTAATATCTTTGGATTCGTGCATATAGATCATGATTCGGCCAATTCCCTGAATACGGGTGCTGTAGATCTTATCTCCATCCGGTGCAAGCACTTCCTGCAGATATTTGATCCCGCAGGTTGTCCGTACTGTTTCGTGCATGGTTTTATATAATTCCGGTTCATCATGGAATATCTGGTGCAATGCTTTCTCTAAGTTACCGAGCTCTTTCTGTTCTTCCTTTTCGCCTTCCAGGATCACTTCAATATCTGTGATCTTCTCTTCCTCTTCGATTTCCTCTTTTACAGATTGAATCTCCGCTTTGCTGTATGCAGGTGTCAATTCTTCTATCACTGTATCCGGAAGACTTAACATAATCGTAAGTTTTGTATATCCATATCCTCTAAACTGCTCCTGGAGTTTCGGTGAATATCCTCCTTCAGAAAATTTGTCGTTGACGTGTATGTATCTCGACACCTGCGAGGTATCCAGTCTGTATTCGCCCCACGCAAATTCTTTTTCATCTGCATATCCGGAACCTTGCAGAATGTCTGTATCTCTTGCCTGTTTCAGCAGATAGCCGGTGAGGACAAAGTCCTCTACCGTTCTGTTTAACACTCTGTTTACTGCCTGTTTAAACTCTTCATACCCGTTGTAATTTATAAGCTCGTCCATCTTATACCGCCTTTTCTAATAATTCTTCGATCTCTTCTGCGTCCATGAAGTCTTCTGCCAGTCCCTGCAGGACTCTTGTATTATTCTTTGCTTTCAGGTCTTCAATGTTTGCATTCCGCTTTTCTTTGCTGATCTTAGCCAGCTCCTTATCTGCTTTTGTCAATCGTTTCTTTAGAACCCTCTGCCATTCCTTCAGGAAATCTCTGATCTGTTCGATACCTGGTTCTTCGTCCATGTAACTCCTGTGCTGTCTGATCGTTCCGGATGGCTCAACCTCAATCGTGTAGAACGGCACTCCTTCCTGTTCTTTTCTTCTCAAGAAGCAGATATAGGTTTCTCTTGTTTCAATTCGGTCAAAATACCGTTCACTGCTACCGGCGCAATGATGTAGGGCACGTCCTTCTTTTACGATATCTACCAGTGATTCCGGTACGATGATCTTGTACTCTTCGTTTTCGTACTCATATCGATCTTTAATCTCGTGTAAGGTCTGCTCTGCTGTCGGGTATTTCTCTCGCATTTCCTGAGCGTATTGTTCTCTTTCTGCCTGGCTTGCCATCATTTCTTTCAGAATATCCATCTGTTGTTTATCGATCACGATTTCATCATGTCGTCTTTTCAGCTCTCTTGGTCGATATGTAAGCTCGTCCTTCATATTCTTGTTGCATGCTTTACACATACTCAGATAGTCGTTGTACTGCTCCAGGACAGCTTCTTCCGTGAATCCCGGATACTGTTCTTCCTGCTGCCGGCGGATGTAATTCATCAGCTGTGTAGTGCTCAGATACTTTCCGGCATGATATCTAATATTTTCCGGTCCAAGTCCGCATCTCAGCAGCCATCTAAGGGTTTCTGTCGGTATCTTTTCTCCTGTCTCGTCTGAATATTGCATCCATCTGACCATTTCATTCCCGCCATTTTCATCACGGATCCGGTTAATTTTCTGTCGGTCGTTGATGTAGAACATTTTGTTTATGCTCTTTGCTCTTATGTCTAATGGTCCGTAGTACGCCATGTTCCATCCCGGATATTCCGTGCATGCAACAGTTTCTCTCAGTAGATTCCGGAATCGTCCTTTGGCCAGATATTCCATCTTTTCTGCATAGCCTTTTACCTGGTATACTCCGGATAGCAGGCGATTGTAGTTTAATTTCCATCCGCCTGCTGCCAGGAATTCTATGATCCTGATGGCATCCTTGTACACTGTGTTTTTCAGTGCTTCACTGTAATCCCCCGGATACATATAGCCGTCTCTTGCCCGGTAATTCAGGTTGTTGCTTTTGTGCCATCCTTCCCATGGGATATTGTAAAAAATCTTGTAACTATATCTATTACTCTTAAAGAGGTCCTGTTTGTATATCACAATGCGTATTTCTTCATCAATTTCTATCCGATGCCTTCCGGAATCCCATTCGATATCTACGCGGAAGATTCTTAATACGCTTGCCGTTTCGTCAATCCGGTCAAGCTTATACAAGCTCTCAGGGTGGGCTGTGATGTGATCTGTTCTTGTTTTTACCTGAACGAGTTTCCCACAAGACGGGCATCGCACCATGTCATTGTGAGTCGCTTTCTTTTTGCCCCAATGTATCGGCGTCAACTCAGATCTGTCAAATGATTCTCCGCAATTTGTGCAGCTAAAGTTCTCGTTTCCTTTTTCTTTGAACATATAATCCTCGCCAGCTGTTTTTTCAAAGAACCATTCATCTGCATCTTTCGGAAGCTTCGGTGCTTTGATCATGAAATTATTTATCTTCGCTCTTCTGTTATGTTCTGCAGTCTGCCGAATGTCATAATCGTAACTGTATTCCATGTGATCTATCCGACTCCATACATCGTTTGCGCAATATTTATCCTGTGTTATATCCAAGAGTCTCTTTCTATCTTCCTCTGAATCAATCTTTGGATACTTATAATCATGTTTCATCCATACCCATTCGTACCAGTTTCCTTCTATTGCTGTTATGAGTTTTCCTTTCTTCCAGCCATTCTTTTCGGTCCAATATTCGTGTTCTCCTGTTTTGCAGTTGATGCAGTATCTCACTGCCAGAACCTTGTCATTGAATACATTAATGATTGCAATATCGTCTAATGTCTGGACTGTCGCGATATGCCCTTTTTTCCTGGTCTTTGCTGGTTCTATCTTCTCAATTGCTTTCCGTTTCATCTTGCACCTCCACGAGTTCCCGGTTGGCTGTGATCGTATATTTTACTCCCGGTTCTATTCCAGCTTGTCCTACTATGCCAACCTTGGCCGCTATAATGTTTCCTTCGCTCTCAAGGATCCATCCGACCGCCGTTCCCTCAATCCCGTATACGATCGGTCTTTCTCCTCTTGCTATTGCAAGCAGTCTGCCTGCTCCTGTATGTGCAGCATCGCTCGTGATCATTACTCCACCCACCATACTGATCCATTTTCTTTGCGGGTGCTCGACCATGTACATCATGGTGTGGCCGGCGATATCCAGCAGATCCAGTTCTTTGATCAGCGTCAATTCCGTGGATACTACCATGGAGCAGCCGTCCTCTTCATCGATACTTCCTCCTGATTCGCACAAGAAGAACCGGCTTTTATCGTTCAGCCCGTACCACATCATGCAGTCTGGGAGATATTCTGCAGCATGGAAGCCTGTACTTCTGGTTTTACTTTTCTCTTCCCTGTATGTTTTTCCAGGCTCGTATTGGAAGATTCCGTTCCCGTAGGTTGCTTTCAGATCTTCCGTGAATCCTTTGTATGTTCTCATTTTTCTTCACCCTTATAATATTTTTCTGCAATTTTTCTAATCTGTGCTTTTCCAGGAATTCCAAGATAGATAGGTGGTTTTAAGCCTGCTGCCCGTACGATTCTATCATCCAGTTGTGCTTTCGTTTCAAACGATACTTTTAATATCTGTGCCATACATTTTTCAAGACTTTTTCCTTTCTTACGTACAGCTTGCGCCATCTGGTCATCTTCTTCACACATCTGGATCATGAAGTTTTTCCAGTCTTCCATCATGTTTTTGAGTCCTAAATCTTTCGATTCCATTTCCAATTTCCCGATCGCTGCCAGTAATGGAGTAGTCAGAGAATCTATTGCACCGGTGCAAAAATCCTCTGCGTCCTCCGGATCTAAGCCATTTTCTTCTGCTATTGTCTTTATAGCGTCCAGATCTCCCTCTTTTAACTGTGCTGCTGCCGCTCTATTAATCTCTTCAGCAGAGTCAAATTCTCCAAATTTATCAAACATTCTGCTTTTCCTCCATCATTTTTCTAATTTCGTCGCTGCATATGTGCCGTCCCTTTTCCATTCGGATCAGATGCCCCTGCATCTTCTTCCAGAGCTTCTGCCAGCCTTCTGCGTTGGCGATCGGTGTTCCATTGGTTTTTCGGAAGTCATTCCCAGCCCATCCACTAATGTGATAGTCGATCATGTTGACCACGAACGTATCCTCACAGTGAATATGGACCTCGCAGGACTGGTTCAGGCGGCTCAATGCTTCTGTGATCGCCTTTACTTCTGTTTCGTGTCGTGTGCCTTTTATCTGACCGGTATCTTGGATTTTTCCAATCTCTCCGGACTTCTTTACGCACGTGCATATGAATCCGTATTTTCCCAGTGTTTTACTGTTGGAACTGGATTTTACAGCTGTGTAAATATCTACTCTAAACATGTTCTTTCATTGCCTCTTTGATATTCTGCAGTGTTTGGTTCGACTCTTTCATCTCCAGTGTTGCTCTCTTCACGGATCCAATCAGCAGTTCCGGAGTAGTGGCTGGTAGAAGTTCTTCTCCATAGAGTTCTTCCATTAACTGGTTGTACTGTTCGTATTCTTTTTTTAACTCACTGCAGGCTCTCCGTAGTACAATCTGTTCTGCTCCTTTTTTGGTATTCAATATTTTATCGATCTGGTCTTGCCTTTTTGCTATCTCGCCATCGATCGCACACCAGATCAGTGCTGCTCTGTCCGGTATAATCTTATGTACACCCGGATAGTATTCTCTCAAAGTTTCATTTAACTCTTCTGATACTTTCACAAGTTCAGTCAGCTTGTTTTCGCTTGCTCCATCTAATATCAACATCTTTTAAATCCTCCTGTCCAATTTAATCATTGTGTAATACCGGTATTTGTATCCAGTGAATTTATTTGTTCCTTCATAGTAAGTATCTTTATCCAGGTAATAACCTTTCCTGTCTTTTACCTCACGCCACTGTACAAAGCGTTCTTCTTTTGGCTCCTTTAGAGGCATGTTCCGGGACGCATGGTAGCTTGTTTCTCTCAAGTGTTCACCGTAGCGTTCGCACGTCTCTGGCGTTTTCTTGATGTATCCGGCCAGATCTTTGAAGTCGCCCGCCTCGTGCAGATGCTTAAAGGTCACAGCTCCGTGCTCCCAAGCGTCTTTTATGAATACGTCTGCATCCGCTATCCGGTTTATGACTATATGTACGTGCCATGCTCCTTTGGTCCCTACTTCGATATTCGCCATCCACCGCATAGTTTGTCCGGCTTTTTTGTATTTCTCCCTTACCCGGCGCATTGCCTTCGACAGATCTTTCTTTGCTGTATCCATATCCGGTGGACGTTCATTCTTTTTATATGTCAGTAGGACCATGTAATCATTCTTCTTGAACCAGGTCTTTAACTTATGCCTTGCTTTTCTTTCCCGGTTCCATTGATTCCGATAACGGATCGCTTCTTCCGTTAACTTCCTCTTCTTTCCTCTTTTCTTTCCAGGTGCTCCATACTTGCCATCCAGATATTCATATACCTCTATGGAATTTTTGAATGTGTATATAATCCTCTTGTATCTCTTTACCATCCACCTGTATGTCCTATCTTTAATATTCTTAACAAGTGATAAAAGCGGGCGGAAATGCCCGTATTTCTTGACTTTTTCGCCCGCCGATGGTATTATAATTTTGACTTATATTTTCGGTAGGCGAAGAAGTCTTGAGGCACATCATCCTCATAATGATGTGCCTTATTTTTTTACTCACTTGTATCATGTTTGCTCGCTCCCTTAAGTTATAGCGTAGAAATTAGCCACGCAGGCGGCCAGCGCTACAATTAACAGCAGCTCCACAATGATCGTCATTCTCCATATCCATGTTTTCAGGGATTCACATTCATCTTCCAGACGCTTGATCTGTAGTTTTGCATATATCGGTGTTTCCGGTTTTAATTTCATCACAGCACACTCACTCCCTTATTAAGATCTACAAATATATAGGCTCCGGCCGCTTTCATGTCAAACGGCGGTACATATTTTTTCAGGTTCTTATCTTCCAGACGTGTGTGGTACTTTTCATAGTCTGCATATACAGCCACGCTTACCAGGTTGTCCAGTACCGCGTACTGGTTGTATCTTTCGCCGATCAAGGCTTCTATTCCTTTTACTCTCCGGTAAACCGTCTGAGTCGTTACCCCGAAAAGTGCTGCAAGGTTCTTTCTGTTTGCATACATGTTTTATCACTCCTTTATGCTGGTTCTTTTTCCTGTTTGTCCATGTCCGCTCTGATCTTCAGGATCTCCATGTTGCTCTTCGCAATCATGAACGCCTGTGGATCATGTGTTGCCAGATGTTTGGCTGTTTCTACCATTTCAGCGATTTCTTTCTTTTCTTTTTCACTCATTGCTTTTCTCACCTCTCTTTATACGTTGCAAATTGCGCCCTCTTCTCCTATACTTTTCTTACAAGGTATTGCAGTACCTTAGTTCATAAGAAAGGTAGGTGTAGATATTGAAATCATTCGAGGAGTTCTGGTCTTCTATTACAGAAGACGAATTTGTTGCTTTCGCCGATGCCGCTAATGACCGTGCGAATTCTATCAAAGCCGATGATATGGCTCCTAATGAAATATTAGGAACAAAGCTTTCCATTCAAAGCACTATGATGACGATGCAGATTCTTAATCGCTATCACGAATGGCTTTCAGAACAGCTTGAGAAATAGTTTTTCCATCAAGCCGAATTTCTGATCTGAGCTTCAAATTATAATTAATAGTTTGAAGCTCTTTTCGTATTCCAGTGAGTTCCTTCCGTATTTCTGTAATCTCATGAAATATTCTTTTAATCATCTTTCTTTCTCACCTCTTTCTGACCTGCCATCATCAGACACCAGGCGGTCACCCCCAGTGTGACGGCCATTGCTGGCCGTTTCGGCTTTTTATTCGAACTCTATTCCTTCCAGTTCTTTTCTACGTTCTTCCTTCCATGTTTCAACATATTTTCTGGCCAGATCTTTTGTTTCTTCATCTTTAATGTCATTAAGCACTTCATCGAATGCCTCTTCCTTTTCTTCTACACTGAACACGAATACTCTCTTCAGTGCATGCAGGGCTTTTATATATTTGTTGTATTCTTCTTTGATACAGTCTTCGCCAAGCAGATCTCTTACGTTTTGTATTGTTCTTAATTCTTCTCCTACTTTGTACTTCAGCTCATCGTACTGGCCTCTTGATTCTATTAACCTTTCCATTCTTCTACCTCGCTTCGCATTGTGTTTATGTTGCAATTATATGTCGTTTTGTTGCTTTTGTCAATATTCTTTTTGCAACAATGTTACATTTTTCTATTGAATTAATTATTTCACTGTGCTATGATGAACCCAGAACGAAGGGAGGTGCACCAATGAATGAGCGTATCAAAGCACTAAGAAAAGAGCTGAATCTTACACAGCAAGAATTTGCCGATAGACTCAACATTAAACGCGGCGCTGTTGCTAATTATGAAATAGGTCGCAATGAACCAATTGACGCAGTTGTTTCTCTTATATGTAAAACTTTCAATGTTAGCGAGGAATGGCTTCGTAATGGAAGCGGTGAAATGTTTATCGAACGTTCTCCTGAAGAAGAAGTCGGTTATTATGTTGAAGATCTGTTGGAATACGATGGAAATGGGAACGCATTCTATGATGCGATCATCGAAATGATGAAGACCTATCATTCTCTTGACGATAAATCTAAGACTGTGATACGTGAGTATTTTAAGAGCGTAGCAGATGGTATAAAGAATAAAGAGGAAAAGGCTTAAAGCCTCCCCCTCTTTTCTAAATACCTGTATAGGATAGCGTAGAGTTGCTGGATTATTTTGCGATCTGAATCATCCAGTTTTGATAATAAGATTTTTAATTCTTTCATATGTATCGCACCTCCGCTCTGTGAACATTTGTTCGAATTATTCTGAATTAATAATACAACTTATGCATTTTAAAATCAATATGTTATTCGAACATTCGTTCTTATTGTAAGAATCTTATTGTCTTTCTACATATAAAACACCTACAAATTATAAAACTGGCGCGTTTTTGAAATTTGTCCGAGTTCTCGGACACTTATTTATAATCCGATTCGAACAGGTCGGTGATGTGGACTTTTAGTCCCTTTGCCAATAGCTCCATGGTATCTAACCGCGGTATTCGCCCTCTGGACACTATGTCCGACACGGTTGATTTCGGGACGCCTGTAAGAATAGATACTTGGCGGATTGTTAAGTTTTTCTTATTCATTAGTTCGTCGAGTAATATTTTCATACATTAAGTATGTGTATTTCCGTCATTGTTATACTTGTAATTTTATGTAATAAAAATGAAGGTAGGAAAAATTATGAAAAAGAAACTGCTTTCCATATTTCTGGTTTTCGCAGTGATTTTATCATTTGCTGCATGCGGCAAATCTGATAAGTCATCTGCCGCTCAGACAACCTATGATATGGATGATTTTGGTGTTTTATACACCAAGACGCAAAAAATGTTTGCAAAAGAAAGTGCTGATTTTACTATGAAGGAATTGTCCAGTGACAAGGCTTATTCTCTTTACAAAAAATGTTCAAGCAAAACCGGGCTTCCTTTTAATCAGAAAATTACTCTAACTGGCTTTAAAAGTGAATCTGATGTTGGCTTTACAATCGAATCTTCCAACGGTAAACACGCGTTTCCTTGTTATTTCAAGGATGGGGATCCTAATTTAAGTATGTTTATTGGTTCAGGAGACCAAATTACTGTTACCGGTACAATTTCTAAAGACTATAAGTCATATGGTGTGCTCAGCGATTGCAAGGTCACATCTCCTAAAAACATTACACCGAAATTCAATGATAACATAGATGATGTTATTGATAGCGACTCTACTTGTAGTGTTATTGAGGGAACCGTTTCCGATGTCGTTTCCTTGGACGATTTCGAAAATATGATCGACACAATGGGGATGTCGGAATATGAGCACGAGGATTACTATTTCGATAACGTTTTATACTTAACTACCGATGATCATCTTATTTTTGTATTTTATGATCCTAAAATCACCGGTGAAGTCAAAGCTGGCGATAAGATTGCTACTTTAGGTTCTGTAGACCCTCTGTTTGAATTGCAAAAAGCAGATGGAACAAGTCAAACCATGTGGGGGCTCGTCGGAAATGTTTATGATATATACGTCTTCGATAATTAATCAAACCAGAATATATGATTTATAGTTTTACCAAACTTTAATTATAGGAGAATATATGAAATATTTATTTGAAAGTAAGAAAGCTTTGGATATGTACTATGAACTTATAAAGGATCTTGGTGTAGATGCCGAGCCAAATGAGCAAAACGATTGTGTCTATATCACAGAAAAATTCATGAGTGAATGTTTCGAAGTGTACTTATCAAAATATACAAGTTAATATAAAAGGCCTCAGTGCTACCAACACCAAGGCCACTCAGATAAATATTATACAGTGCTGGGCACGTACAATACTCCATCAACAAGAATATTGTACCACAGTTTTCCAGCATCTGTATAGGTGTTATTTTTATACTCATTTTTAGATATTTAGGAGGAAATTATGTGGACAGAACAATTATCTAACGGAAATGTGAAATTTGTAGAACGTTACACTGATCCGTTGACTCTTGAACTTCACCGGGTATCTTGTACTATGGCAAAAGATACCAACAGCACCCGGAAGCAGGCGCAGACTATCCTGAACGAAAAGATTGAGAAGAAATTAGAGAAGATTTCAATGTCCGCTGCCGTCCGTAAGGAAAAATTGCGGCTCGGCCAGCTCTGCACTATGTATAATACTTTTCAGAAAACGGCACGTGCTCCCTCTACTTATTCCCGGAATTTGCACGCCTGCAACTCGCTGTGTCGTATACTCGGCGAAGATACACTGGTGCCGCAATTAACTGCCGGTTACGTCAACGAAAAGCTGGCCGAACAGAATGAAGCTGTCGGGACAACTAACGAGCGGATCACTCGTTTCAAAGCCCTGATCCGTTGGGGATATGAAAATGATTATATTGCGGACATCGCTTGGATTAATAAAATCAGAAAAGAAAAAGATATCAAAAAGAAAGAAAAGCTGGAGGATAAATATCTGGAGCGTGAGGAGCTGCAGACTCTATTGAATAATCTCACTGTCCCGCGTTGGAGAATGCTTGCTTCTTTCGCTGCTCTCTCCGGTCTTCGCGTCGGTGAGATCATTGCACTGCACGATTCAGATGTGAATTTGGACAAAAGAATCATATCAGTTACTAAAAACTATGATTCCAATAATAAGGTTATCGGATATACCAAGACATCTTGCTCCTACCGGGAAGTATACATTCAAGACGAGCTTCTCACATTGTGCCGGCAAATAAGATTCTTCATTAAAAAAGAGCAGTTGCTTACCGGCATTCGCAGTCCTCTCTTTATCCCTGATGTATCCGGAGATCATGTGCATTACTGGGCATACAATAAATGTCTGAAGGAGACCGCCCACCGGGTGCTGAACAAAGACGTCGAGATTACAACTCATGTTCTGCGTCATACTCATGTCGCACTTATGGCAGAACAGCTCGTTCCTCTTGAAGTCATTTCCCGCAGGATCGGGCACGCAGACAGTAAAGTCACCAGGGAGATATACTTCCATATAACCAAGAAAATGCGCGAAAGGGATAATCAGCTGATCCGGAATGTTAAGATATTATAGGGGCAAAAAAGGGGCAAACGATTATATTCTATGTTATGTCAGGATAGGTATTGCCTCTTGCAATCCCCCATTTTATCGGCTATGTTATATTGATATGCATTTAGAAAGTCCCTTTTTCCGCATGAAGAAAACCTTGAAGATTCATTCTTCAAGGTTTTTTGTTATTTAATTGATTAACGAAGTTGGCCTCTCGGTCCTTGAAGAACACAGTATATAGCCGGTTTGATGAACTAAATAGCCATTTATTTACTCCGCCGCACCCGCTCCCGCAGCTCCTCAAATATCTCCTTATGCTGCCTTACCTGCATCTTCGGGAACGCTTTCACAAGACGTTCGCCAACCTTTGTACGGTTCTCTGCCATCTCTTCGTATTTTGCTTTTAACTCTTCCATACGGGCCTTCATCTCTTCTACATTGATCTTCGGAGCCAGTTTCTCCATACGGGCTTTTGGTTCTTCCAGGCGTTCCTTTACTCCGTCTCTGAGACCATTCACGATTGCCTTCGGCTCCTCCAGACGTTCCTTCAGCTCTTCTCTTACATTACCAAGCTGCTCTTTCTTCTCTTCCTGGAATTCCATACCTTCCATTACATTTTCATAGATATTCTCTCCGACCTTGTTAGACAGATCTTTCAGCTCGGCTGCAATCTTCTCCATCGTTTCAAGTTTGCGGTTCATCTTCAGAATAGCGGAAGCTGTTACATACAGGTCTGCCAGAAGTCCGACAGCCAGACATGCCATAACTATAATTCCAAGAACAAATGGAATCATTGTCAACACCTTGTAGATCAGCGGATGGATCACTTTTACGATCAGAACGCAGAACACGCCCCATATCAATGAGAACAACACGCATACATATCCACCGATATTCAATGGCTGGTCTGAATAATCCCACCATTTATTATGAAAAATCTTCTCCAGCAGGAATCCGGTAATTCCTTCTATTGCCGTCACAAGTATGGTCGAACTGATATACAATAATACCAGATTATTCTCAACCGGTGTCAGAAACTGTACTACAACACCAACTCCGATTCCATATACCGGACAGATCGGTCCGTTTAAGAATCCTCGGTTCACGAATTTTCCCTGCTTCACAGCTGCATATGCAACTTCCGTACACCATCCCAGAAATCCATATACAAAAAATGATAATGCAAAATAATAAAACTCTGTCAAATATACTCTCTCCTTTTTATTATATGATAATAGGATCAAAAGACATTTTACCCCCGTATCATTATATTAATAAACTTCATTATACGTGATTCTTTCTTATTTCTCAATAAACATCTTTTCATATCTGTTAAGCTTTTATTGCATGTAATACAAATCTAAAGTTTTTCTTACAACTTCGTGAATATTCTGTGACCACTCTTGAGAGTTTTTTTCAAACATTATAGAATAAGAGATGGGTATAAATAGGAGGGACTAATAATGAGTTTAAGTAATAAGAAGAAAACACAATCTACTTCCGATATCTTCGACGACGATTTCGAAGTGATCTACGAAGGTGATCTTCCTGATATTTCTATTGATGATGACGATGACTACCGCGATGTACTATCAGGATTATCGGATATTGATCATACAGATTACATCAAAAAAAATGATTACGACAGACTAACAAAGAAATTAAAGAATAAAAATAAGAAGGCTGGTAAGAAAAACAAAAAACAAAGTAAAAAAGATAACTTCTTTGATACTGCCTACTATGATGACGACATCTTTGACGAGCTGGATGATGACCTTTACGATGATGAATATGAAGACGACTACGATAATGAGTATGAAGACGACTGCGACGATCCTCGTAACAACCGACAGAAAGAGAAAAAAAGCCGCAAAAATCGTGGTGTAAAAGTTCCAAATGTTGCAAAACCGGTTGCAAAAACCGCTAAAGCCGGAGGAAAGATCCTATTCAAATTCATCAATCTTCTGTTAAGAATGGGAACACTTCTGCTGATTGCCTGGATCATCTATCTTTTGGGACTGCATTTTCTGGCCAATGCCGGTTCGTTTGGCAATATTGTTTCCCGCTTAACATCAGCGGATCAGGAACTGATCGCATATCTCGCGGTTGGTGCGGTATTATTGCTCTATGAAGTGATCATCTTTTTCTGCGTTCTCGGAGGAAGCAAGAAACAGGGACGCAGAGGAAACAGTATTGATAATGGGCGTGGACTTACATCCTTTATTATCATTGCTGCCGGATCATATCTGTCCGCAATGTTTGCCGTACTCATCCCACAGGCTCCTGCCGCACTTCTGGGTATTCATAATGCTCTGACTGTATACGGCGGATTAAAAGACACACTGCTTCCGATCTGTATCGCCGGAGTTGTAAGCTGTATCATACGTAAATTTATAATCAAATAA